ACTCGCCGCCAGCTGCACCCGTAATCCAGTTTTCTACAACAGTTGTAACATCGACTTCTAGGTTCTCATAACCTTTTTCAAATCTAACATTGTAATTGTCTTGAGATAGATAATCACCTCCGACGCTGGACCAAGACGTGCTCGAATCAGACTTTAACCAATTGGAGACACCTATATCTTGATAGTTATCCATATCAAGTCCCGTGCCTTCTGACCAAGATCGCGATATCGGAGCAACAACCAAATTAAAGTCTTGCGGGAGCGTGAATGGATGTTCAGCATTGAACATCTTAAGGTAGAACGATACGGAACCAGATGCTGGGATTGTGCCTGCAGTTCTGTCAGTAGAGATCTGATTTACTGGAAATTGAATTAGAATTCTTGAAAGTTCTTGTGATTGTCCATTGGATCCCGACTCTTGGCCATAGATCGAGAAGACCTCAAGTGAATCAGCATAGCCCATATTAGAGCCTGTACCTCTTGTAACCAAATCGGCTTCAAAAGCATTTGTGATCGTATTATCTGCACTGGCAGTATATCTTAAAATTGCCATTACTGGATAGCTCCCTTAATATCCACATTTGGAAACTTAAGTTCAAAGATTGCGTTATTTTCGCCTTCTATTCTACGTCCATCAGCCGACAACCGTTCCTCAAAATCGAATGAAGAAGATGTGTAGGAGACGCCAGATTTTCCAACTATCTCCAAATCAATAACATCGATAATTCCGTTGACCTTTTGGAGAACTTTGTAGAAATCTGTTATCAAAATCGATTCGCCAATCTCATATTGGTTTTTCAAAAGATAATCTCTCAAAGCTGCGTTAGCTCTGTTGATTACTGTAAAGCGGTTTGCATTTAGATCCACCGCAACGACATAATTAATTCCAAAGTTAACAATTTGAGCATCTAAAATATCAATTGTGTCATTTACTACTTTATACTGCAAAAGCCAATTTCTTAAGTTATTTTTGAGAGTTACGTTGGCTGGAAGCAATTTTCCACTTGTGTCCTCTGAAATAACATAGACATTTAAGTTTCTTCTGAACTCATCAAAGTCCCTCACAACTGCCGCTCTCTTAATAGATCCAAATTTAGCTGGCATGCCATAGCAGATAGACTGGTAATCCTGAATTGTTACAGCCCTGTTCTGTGTTGCGTAGAATCCAAAGACTCTTTGCTTAATCTCGTCTGAAGAGGGTAGTGAAATATCGCCAACAAATGGCTCTTCGTTCAAAACCTCTATTGAGGAAATGACCGTATTTCTAATAGCCTGCGACAAGGATCCTTGGGATGCGAATCTAAATAGCGGTCTATCAACTCCAACAATTGTATTCACAGCGGCATTTACGTCATTATTTAAATTGACTCTGTAGCCGACTCTCAAGGTTGTGTTGGAGGGGGCAATACCAAACTTATCTGTGCTGATTAGATTCGTTGGATCAAAGTCTAGGTCCGTAATGTAATCTCGTCCGTTTAAGTCCAAAACGAGATTCGTTGGATCTGCGATTGAATTTGAAAGCAATTCTGAATCTGAACCATAACCAAACTGCAAATAAGTTGCTTGTCCTTCTCTTTCGACAACGAATCTTCTTGCTACAGGAACCGCTTTAAGAAGATTTACAACTGTTGAGTTGGTGGCTGTGTTCGTGTTGCGGATCGCTTTGTAAATAACATTTTGCGAAAGATGGTCAACCTCAACATATTCGTGCCCTTCCGAGTCCGAGACAGATAGAACCTCTGCAACTCTTGAGGTTTCCAAATCAACTCTTAAAAATCTCTGGAAGTTACCAATCTCAACTTCCTTAAACAAGGTTCTACCGGAAACGGCACGACCCTGTGCTCTGATGACAAAGTTTGTTGGGTTTCCTGTCGTAGAATCAACAGTTCCTACAACCACTTGGTTTGTTGATACAGAGAAATCTACATCTTCTATTAGAGTGTATAGACCCCCGCCCGTTGAGGATAGAATTGATCCGGCACGAAGAACGGGCGCATAATCTAAATTAGGTCCTGCTGTATTATTGTCGGAGGGCACCTGAATATAAAAAGTTAAAATTCCATAGGATGAAGGGCTTGTATTTAACTTGAACCCCATCTGGCGCGCTAGACGAACAACATTGTTATATTCAATTGATGTCTCTAGGAACGATTCGTTTGTTTGGTAATCCAAGTAAAACGATAGAATGTCTCCGATGTAGGAGACTGTATCCAACATCAAGGAGCCAAAAGAGGCTTTGTTAAAGTCTTTGTACGAATCGGGGTAGTATCTTTTCGCGTAGTTCTCTAAATCTCTGCGAATAGAATCAAAGTCTCGACTTGTGTAATCAATTGGTTGTAATTTTTTGGCCATAATTTATTTCTCTAAATAGGTTGGTCAACATCAATTTGTAGCAATGTCGACAATTGAAGTGGCAATATTGTGAAAGATATTGAGACAGAAAGATTATGCGGAAACAAATCAGGGTTTCCTTCAGGAATTTGAAACTGTATGTCGTCTATCTGAATATAATTCAAATATCTTTGAACCTGCTCGTTAATTTTTGAGGAGATGGCAGAATAAGTATTGCTACCGTTTAGTTCGAATAAGTACCTTCTTAAGCCAACACCGAAATTAGGATCCATTATCCTTTCGCCCGGGATGGTCAAAATAAGCATTTTAAGGTTTTGTCTTGCTAAATCCTCAAAATTTGTATTTAAGTTATAAGCACCAAAAACTTCACTTACAACAAGCGGTAGCTGCGGTGATAATCCAGAAGCCATTTACAAAATCCTCCCTTTATCCTATATCATCCTGTATCGTCACAATATCGTCACAAGGTTCTGGCAAGAGGTTCTGCGGCTCTGGAGTGCATTCGACTGCATCGGCACTTTCTGTATTAGCGTTCGAAACATTTTCAGTTTGATTTGTGACATCATTCTTAAGTAGTTCCAATAACAGATAAATTAACCCTAGAGGAGATGGCGGCATCATAAGCATTCCAGATACAGTGCCAGTGAAATCTATGCCATCTATAGAAACTCTCGGGAAGAAGTTTTCTGGTATTGGTGGTGCGGGCGGGGGAGCTTCTGGAATCTGCTTCATCGCAGCGTCAACAATACAAAGTAACAAACTTACTAAGTCTTCCCCATTAAGGTTTGGTTGAATAGCGTCACTTGTTTCTTGCGCTATCTGTTCATTTAGCGTTGGTGTGACGGTGTCAATGACCCCTGCTAACTCGTTAAACGCAAACCCTGTACCTGTTTTAATAACTTTTGATATAGCAACGTGCGGGTCAACCAATTCCACCAAGCCTTTTAGAATATCAATTGGGGTCTTGATTAGCATCTTTAGAATAAAGTCACGGGCGGCTGAATTAAATGCTGCTTGTTGATCTTGACCGGTAGCATTAGAGATTGTGGAATTGGCTGTAGGACGACGAAGATCCGGAGTAGAATCAAAATTATTATCATTCGCTATCGTAGAAATAATAATGTCTATTACTCTATCTTTTGGATTTTGAAATGCCTCATCAATTCCTGAAAAATATTCAGATGTTAAGTAGAAATTATAAATCAAAGGCACCATCGCGATGAGTTCGCTGTTAAACGTATTTGTAAAAAATCTATTTGCAGCATTGTTTTGATCAGAAAGTATTTGCCCTTTAACACTCCTTGGTAGGCTAATAACTGTGAATCCTGCAGCAGCTGCTTCTTCTACTTCTTGCTGTTGAGCCGCTTGTTCGGCGGCATCGAAGGCTTCTTGAGCCAAATTAGTTTGATTTAATCTATCATGCCACAGACCTCCCTCCGGCGAATCGATTCCACGAACAATGTTTATAAATAATCTTGCTGCCGTTACCGGGTTGCCGGATGGTCGGGGCGCAGCGTCGGAGGCATCAACAACCATCGGCATGCGATCGTAGCCACTTCCAACGTTGTGCCCATACAAGGAGGTATGAAGAGCTACCAATTTAGCCCAAAGCGCATAAATATACCAGTCTGTAAGCGAGCCAGGATCTAATTTGAAACGACCACCAGTGCCGCTAGCGGGCTGAAGAGATGCGTCAATAAACCCATCAATTTGGCCAGGGCTAACATCGTCAAAATAATATCTTGTATTCTGAAATGTATTTCCGTCAACAGTCTGCTCAATTACCTTCTCAACCGACCCCAGCACTGGACGCAATGGGAATCCCTCGGCGCGGCGTTGTTTCTGACCAAAAACTTGCCGACCTGTTCCCCATGGAGCACGTACATTTGGGTCTGTAATCTTACCTCTGGCTTCGTTCCAATTATTATAATAGGCGTCTAATATTTGTTCGCCGCGGTCTCTGACAGTCGGCGCATTAGGGTTCCGAAGAGTTGGTACATCATTTTCATCATGTTCATATATTTCAAGATGCCTAACATCCAAATATTGACTACCGTCATAACTTAAAACTGAACTGGGGCCTGTTCCAAGATCAACTTCGAAATCTATGGTGCCGCTGTTTCCGCGAAGATAATTGTTAAAGTGTATTAATACTTTTGCCCACAGTGTCCTAACAGGAGTGTTGCGATTTTGGAGTGTGGACTGAATTTTAACATTATTGTCCGGGCTAATGTCGCCATCGCCGCGATTAAATTTATCTGTTATGCTCCCTTGTGCCAGATCATCAAAAAGCAATCCCTTGCTTACGAGGGAATCAATTTGTTCTTTAGTTAAAATATAATTTCCGTAGTTTGCCATATCTTTTCCTTATGAGATCTCCTCGGCAATTTCTATGCCTTCAACTTCCGTAGCTATTTGATTGATTACATTGAAAAGCATATTTTCGGGGTCAGAATTTTGATTAATATAGCACCATAAAGAATATACCTTTAGATTAGACACCGTGAAGGCTGATGTACTGCTGGATTTTAAGATGTAAAATCCTTCTCTACTATCAAATAAGTCTCTAATAACTTCATTTTTAAGATTGGTCTCCCAAGTGTTACGTTCAGGCGCGTCTATCGCTGGGATGGCACTGTCATATTTAATAACCGGAATTTGGCTCAACAGCGCTTCAGCAAAGGAAGCCCTTTTCTTGCCCGGTATTGCTTTTTGCAATGCATTATTAATAGACTGTCGGCTTCTTTGCAATCTATCATTAACCAAATAATCAATGATATCATCAAATCCAACAAAAGTATCCTCGTCAGTCACGGAGAACTCGGTTCCAGTTGGGAACGCAACAGTTCCATCGGCATAAGTTATTCCACCTTTATTAATGACAGATTGTCTTTGTATTTTAAGATTGAAGTAACTTACTAAATCTTGTCTTATCAGGCTGTTCTGGAACTGCTCAATACTGTCAAAATACCTTGTTAATGAGGACAGCATTTGTGTCTTTGCAAATCTAAAGTAGAAACTGTCCGGACTTAAAATATTGTTCAAATTAAATGCGGTCATTACAAATATGTTTTTTATTATTGTTTCAGCAATATGAATTTGAGCCAAAAGCAAATACATACCAAATTTTATAACGTTCCTAATCTTTGATGCCAAAGGAATATCATCGCCGTTACAAGCCGCTTCCTTATATTCCTCTATCATCTGCTCTATAATGCCGTCTATATCAAGAAAGTCCGCTAATTCGGATGGTGGGCATCCTTCGTTTAGAGTAAATAAATTTAAGGATTGTAAGGTGGCAGCATCAAACACACCATTGCGCAAAATGTAATTGATCATCTCTTGGACTTGAATTCCAAAGATATAAGCATAATCTTGGTAATATGCCTCTTTATATTCCCCTAATACATCCCCGCTAGCTCCGGACTCAACAAGTCTTTTCTGTGCCAAAGGAGCAGCAAATTTTGATACATACAAATTGCCTTGTTCAAAGTTTTCGCTAACTTCGCTGTTAAGATTTTCATACTGATTAGATTGATAGAAAGACAATTCTGACTCTGAAACAGAAGAATTAAACGTAGCAGCCGCTAGGTCCTCCGGACTTGCAAACCGGTCTACAATAACCAACTCCTGGGTTCCGGCAGACTGACCCTCGGAGAATAATCCCAGATTAAGAAGAACTCTTAATTGTTCATTACTTGAAGATTGATTAATATACTTTGGATAAACCAACGTCATGTTGTTATTTTGCGTATTACTATTAAACCCAAAATCCAATAATAGGTCTTGATATGTATCAGACTCTACAGCAGTTAAAAGTGCTTCGCTTGTCTCTGTCGTTATTAGCTGCTGTGACGGTAGAAGTTCAAAAGTTCCTTGATTGTATATTTTTGTAAGTGGATGCTCGTGCTGAACATATTCTCCATCTGGCATCGTTACTTCGTGAATTGAGTCATTGGCAATATCAGCGGCTGCTTCCGTATTGCTGTGAACTACCGGATCTAGATCGGGAAAATTCACAAACCCATGAGTGTGTTCCGTAGATGAGATCGTCGTAAACGTGTAAGAAGACCCAGCTGTCGATGTGTAAAATTTTTCTGTTCGCGTGCTATACGGTGCGACGGGCTGTATTGCAGGCGTGTTGTGCGGTGTGTCATCATTGAATGTCGTCATATCAATATAATTTTTGAAGTTATTCAGAAACGCTTGATTGAATTGATATGTTGTGAAAACGGGATTCCCAGCGGTTTCGGAACCACTTAATTGATTAATCTTTTCTCCGATGCCATTTATTGCGTTGGCGAAGTTCGGATCACTAAATGTTCCGGCAACAACTTTCAAAGCTTGACTTACTGCCCCCACACCAGCTGCAGCATCAAAACCTAAAAGTTCTGGTATGTCAACCGTAGGGCACGCCTCTTCAAGATTTGTGATATTTGATACGCTCTGAAGCGCACTAACTATAGCAGCCAAGAAAGTCGGGTCTATAGAGGGACCGATGGAACCAGTGATGCCGGCGTTTTTAAGATCATTCAGTACCCTAGAATCATTCTTCAACACAGGTTCCAACAAAATTTCCTTTGCTGATTCAGCTGAAGATATAAACTGAAGCTGAATCGATTCAGCTAGAGCATTGAAAGTTTCAGGAATTGATTTTTGAATTGTTGGATCTAAGAACTTCGAGTCCGGACAATCTAAGTCAAAGCTTGGCGGCTCGACTACCAGACCATTCTCAATTAAATCCAAAAGCTCTTGAACATTTTCGTCTTGGAGATCCCCTTCTGTTAAACAAACGTTATCTTGATTAATGTTATAAAGTTCGTTTGCTATCTGATTACAGAGATCTGTGACATCTACTATCGCTGACAAGTCAGCAAAGAAGCCCATTATTGCAGATCTAGAGACCAAATCAGTTCTTACGACTTCTAGACTGTAGTTTTGATTAAACTCAATGATTCTATCAATTAAGTCATCAGATGCATCTTCTCTGTTCAAGAAAAGAATACAAATATCTATTGAACTTAATATAGAAGACAAGGAACTTAAATAATCAAATATTTGCTGATTTGACATTTTGTTCTTTGACGCTATCTGGTCTATCCCCGAACCAGCACCAACTATTGGAAGTAGAGAATTTTCTGGATTGGGGTTATTCTCAATAAAGTCAGTTAGATCATTGCTGCCATAGTCAGTAGAGCGTGGAGTAT